CGGCCCCGAACGGCGCACCCAGATCGTCGAACTGGCATCGGGCGCCGAGGAACGCAACGCCAGCTGGGCCAACAGCCGCCGCCGCTACGACGTAGCCTATGGCATCCGCCGCGCCGACGATCTGGCGGCGGTCGTCGCCTTCTTCGAGGCCCGCAACGGCCGCCTCCACGGCTTCCGCTTCAAGGATTGGGCCGACTTCAAGTCCTGTCTGCCCTCGCAGGCGCCCGGGGCGACCAACCAGCCGATTGGTACGGGCAACGGGTCAGCCACCCTGTTCCAGCTGACCAAACGCTACACCTCGGGCGCACAGTCCTGGACGCGGGCCATCACCAAGCCTGTCGCCGGGACGGTGACCATCGCCCTGAACGGCACACCGCTGGCCTCTGGCTGGTCAGTCTCGACCACGACCGGCCTCATCACCTTCACCACGGCCCCCGCCGCTGGCGTCGCGATCACTGCAGGCTTCGAATTCGACGTCCCCGTCCGCTTCGACACCGATGTCCTCGACGTCGCCCTCGACCTCGAACGCCTCGGCTCGATCACCTCGATCCCCCTCATCGAACTCCGCCTCTGAAGGAACGCCCCCATGTCGGAACCCACGACCGTGCGCATGGGCGCACTGGCCGCTTACCTGAGCCTTGCCCTCGCGCTGTCGGCGCAGGGTGGGGCCGCGATCTGGTGGGCAGGCACTCAGAACACTCGCCTGACCTCGCTCGAGGCACGGGTCGCCGAACTTCTCTCTGCCTCGCCGCTTTACCACCGCCAGATCGTCGAGGCCGACCGCCGCATCGCGGTCATCGACGAGCGGATCGCCAACATCCTCGCCCGGATAGAGGCGCTGACCGCCGCACTCGAACGCCGCCACGACGTCCCCTGATCACTCCAAAGGACCAGCGCAATGCAGACCACCGACCGGGGGCTTCTGGCCCTGATCCGGCACGAAGGCGTCGTGCCCGGACCCTATCTCGACGTGAAGGACGTCTGGACCTTCGGCATCGGCCAAACGGCCGCGGCTGGTCCGCCCGATCCGGCCCGGCTGCCGCGTGGCATGCCCGCCGACCTTGAGGCCGGGATCCGCGAGGCGTTCCAGCTCTTCCGCACCGACCTCGCCACCTATGAGGCCGAGGTGCTGCGCGCGGTGAAGGTGCCGCTCGCGCCCCACGAGTTCGATGCGCTGGTGTCCTTTCACTACAACACCGGTGGCGTCGCCAAGGCCGCCCTGACGCGGCACCTGAACGCAGGGAACCGCGTGGCGGCCGCAGCGGCCTTCATGGGCTGGCTCAAACCCGCTGCCATCCGGTCCCGGCGCCAGGCCGAGCGCGATCTCTTCGCCGAGGGCCGCTATCCGACCGGCACCATCCCGGTCTGGGCCGTCGACCGCAACGGCAGGGTCGATGTCTCACGACCGATCCGGCGGCTCAGCGAGGCCGAGGCGCTGGCCTTGCTGCGCCCGGGCGGCACGCCGAAGCCACCACCCGCTCAACCCGCCGCCGCGCCCAGCTGGTGGCAGCGGATCGCCAGCCTCTTCACGCGAAAGGAAACGACATGAACTGGACCTTCGCCCGTGGCCTCGTCTATCTCGCCTGCCTCGTCGCCTCCGGCCTCGCCATGGCGGGGCTCGCGGATTTCGACCTGGCGACCGGGACCTTCGACCTCAGGCCCTTCAATCTCTACGCTCTGACCGGCGCGGCGGGCGGGGTTGTATCCTCGGCGCTGGCCTCGATCGCGCTCTGGCGCGGCTGGGGGCGGAAGTGAAATCGCTTTCGCCCGCGCTGCAGGCCCATCTCGACGAGGGCACAACGACGCTGGCCTGGTGCTGGCGCATCACCCGCGCCGATGGCGTGACCTTCGGCTTCACGGACCACGACCGTACGCTGTTGTTCGACGGCACCGAGTTCGAACCGGAAAGCGGGCTGACAGCCTCCGAGGTACGATCCGGCTCCGACCTTTCGGTCGATGCGCAGGACGCGCAAGGCGTGCTGTCGTCGGACCGGATCACCGAGACCGACATCCTCGACGGCCGCTGGGACAATGCGGCGGTCGAGGTCTGGCGCGTGAACTGGTCGGCCCCGGCGCAGCGCGTGCTGCTGCGGCGCGGCGCCATCGGCCAGATCCGGCGCGGGCGGCTGGCCTTCGTGGCGGAGGTCCGGTCGCTGGCCCATGTCCTCGGCCAGACGGTCGGGCGGACGTTTCAGGCGAGTTGCGATGCCGCGCTGGGCGATGCGCGCTGCGGGGTGAACCTCGATGCCTCTGCCTTCAGGGGGAGCGGCACTGTGATCGATCTGCTGCGCGACAGGGCTTTCACGGCCTCCGGCCTCAGCAGTTTCACTTCAGGCTGGTTCGCCTTCGGGCTTGTCGAGTGGTCGACCGGCGCGAATGCTGGGCGGCGGGTCGAGGTGCTGTCGCACGACCTCATCGACGGGGTGGCGATCCTGACCCTGCTGGAAGCCCCGGTGCGCCCTATCATGGCGACGGACACCTTCGTGGTCCGCGCCGGTTGCGACAAGCGCCTTGCGACCTGCGGGACGAAGTTCGCCAATGTCGCCAACTTCCGGGGGTTCCCGCACATCCCCGGCCAGGATGCCGTGCTGCGCTACGCGACGAAGGACGGCGGGCACGAGGGAGCGGTGCTGTGAGGGCCGCCGATCCTGCCCGCGTCATCGCCGTTGCCCGGTCCTGGCTCGGCACACCCTATCACGATCAAGCCAGCCTGCGCGGGGTCGGCTGCGACTGCCTCGGCCTTGCGCGCGGCGTCTGGCGCGAAGCCGTCGGGCCGGAGCCGTTCCCGATCCCGCCCTACAGCCGCGACTGGGGCGAGACTGGACCCCGCGAGGTGCTGGCGGACGGGGCGCGACGGATGATGCCAGAAGTTGATCCATCCAAGGCTGGCCCCGGCACGTTGATCCTCTTCCGCATGATGCCCCGCGCCATCGCCAAGCATGTGGGCATCGTCACCAGCCCTGAGACCTTCCTTCACGCCTATGAACGCCTCGGCGTGATCGAGGAACCGCTTACACCCGCCTGGCGGCGCCGCGTCGCCTTCGCCTTCCTGTTTCCCGCACACTGAGATTTCCGCATGGCCACGCTCGTCCTCGGCGCCGTCGGTTCCGCCATCGGCGGTGCCTTTGGTGGCGCGATCCTTGGCTTTTCCGGGGCCGCCATCGGCGGTTTCATCGGCTCCACCATCGGGTCGGTGGTCGACAGCTGGATCGTATCCTCGCTGGCCCCGGCGCAGAAGATCGAGGGGCAACGGCTGGATTCCCTGCGCATCACCTCCGCGACGGAAGGCGCGATCATCCCGCGCCTTTATGGCCGCATGCGCATCGGCGGCAACATCATCTGGGCCACCGATTTCCGCGAGGAGACCAAGACAACGACGCAGGGTGGTGGCAAGGGCGGTGGCGGCGGTCGGGTCCAGACGACCGAATATCTGTACTACGCCAGCTTCGCCGTGGCGCTGTGCGAGGGGCCGATCACCGGCATCGGCCGCATCTGGGCCGACGGCAAGCCGCTCGACATGACCGGGATCACCTGGCGCTGGTATCCGGGGAACGATACCCAGACGGCCGACCCGTTCATTTCGGCAAAGATGGGGGCGGCCAATACCCCGGCCTATCGCGGCACGGCCTATGTCGTTTTCGAGGAATTGCCGCTTTCCACCTACGGCAACCGCCTGCCGCAGTTGTCTTTCGAGGTGTTCCGGCCGCTTGCGGATCCCGATACCGCCGAGGGGTTGGTCAAGGCGGTGACGCTGATCCCGGCCTCGGGCGAGTTCACCTATGCGACCGAAGCTGTCCGGAAGACCGTGGGTGCCACGACCACGATCTTCGGCCAGACCACCGGCGGCACGACCTCGGCCGAGAACCTGAATGCGCTGCCCGATGAGGCTGACATCGTCGTGGCGCTGGACCGGCTGCAGGCCATGGCCCCGGCCGTCGAGAGCGTCAGCTTGGTCGTCGCCTGGTTCGGCAACGATCTTCGCGCGGGCAACTGTGCGATCAAGCCGGGCGTCGAAGTGGCGGCCAAGGTGACCAGTCCCAAGGTCTGGACAGTCAACGGGGTGGCGCGGGCGAATGCGCATCTGGTCAGCCGTGACGCCAAGGACCGGCCGGTCTATGGCGGCACGCCTGCGGATTTCGCTGTGGTGCAGGCGATCCGCGAGATGAAGGCGCGCGGGCTGCGGGTCACCTTCTATCCCTTCCTCCTGATGGACGTGCCGCCCGGCAATACATTGCCGAACCCCTACAGCCCGAATGCTTCAACACCAGGCCAGCCCAGCTTCCCCTGGCGCGGGCGGATCACTTGCTCCCCGGCGGCAGGCTATACGGGGACTGCGGACAAGACCGCCGCCGCTGCCACGCAGGTCGCCAGCTTCTTCGGCGCGGCCACCCCGGCGCAGTTCTCGGTGTCGGGCGACACTGTCTCCTGGACCGGCCCCACGGGCGATTGGGGCCTGCGCCGGATGATCCTGCACTATGCCCATCTCTGCACGGTCGCGGGCGGCGTGGATGCCTTCCTGATCGGCACCGAGATGCGCGGCCTGACGACGATCCGCTCGAGCGCCAGTGCCTATCCGGCCGTGATGGCGTTCAAGGCGCTGGCGGCTGATGTGAAGTCGATCCTCGGGGCGGGCACCAAGGTTGGCTACGCCTCGGACTGGTCGGAATACTTCGGCCACCAGCCGGGGGATGGGTCAGAAGACGTCTTTTTCCACCTGGACCCGCTCTGGTCGGACGCGAACATCGATTTCATCGGCATCGACAACTACATGCCGCTCTCCGACTGGCGCGACGGGTTTGATCATGCCGATGCGCTGCAGGGCTGGCCTGCGATCCATGACCGTGGCTACCTGCAGGCGAACATCGCGGGCGGCGAGGGCTTCGACTGGTTCTATGCCAGCGCCGCCGACCGGTCGGCACAGATCCGGACCCCGATCACCGATGGCAGCGCAGGCAAGCCCTGGGTGTTCCGCTACAAGGATCTGCGCGCTTGGTGGTCGAACCCGCATTTCAACCGGCCCGGTGGGGTGGAAAGCGGCACGCCCACGTCATGGGTGCCGCAGTCCAAGCCGGTCTGGTTCACCGAACTGGGGTGCCCAGCCATCGACCGGGGAACGAACCAGCCGAACGTCTTCTTTGACCCCAAGTCGTCCGAGAGCTTCACGCCTTACTTCTCACGAGGCTGGCGCGACGATGCGATCCAGCGCGCCTATCTGGAGGCCAGTTATCTCTGGTGGGGCCAGAGCGCGAACAACCCGACGTCGTCCGTTTACGGCGGCCGGATGGTCCACGTCCCCGAATGCGCCGCCTGGACCTGGGACGCGCGACCCTATCCGTTCTTTCCGGGACTGACCGGGGTCTGGACGGACGGGCCGAACTGGCGGCTCGGGCACTGGCTGACCGGGCGGCTGGGCGCGGTTTCTCTTGCCGCGCTTGTGCGAAACCTCTGCCTGCGCGCGGGCCTTGACGAGGCATTCATCGACGTTTCCGGCCTCTGGGGCGCGGTCGAGGGCTATGTGATCGGCGCGTTGGAAAGCCCTCGGGCGTCGATTTCCACGCTGGCCCGGCATTTCGGGTTCGACGCGATCGAGACCGAGGGCGTGATCCGCTTCGTCATGCGCGGTCGCGCTTCCGTCACCACGCTGGACATCGACGATCTCGTTGCCACCCGCGAGGGCGAAGCTTTTGAGCTGATCCGCGGCCAGGAGACCGAACTACCGCAGGCGCTAAAGTGGCAGGTTGCGCGCGCGGACGAGGACTATGACGCTGCCCTCGTCGAGGCGCGGCGGATTACCGTCGATACCACCCGCATCGCCTCCGAGTCCTTCCCCATGGCGATCCCGCCCGAGGAAGCCGAGCGCCGTTGTCGCCGCGCGCTGATGGAGGCGTGGATCGGGCGGGAAAGTGCCACCTTCCGTCTGCCACCCTCGCGCCTCGCCCTGGACCCGGCCGATGTGATCCGGCTTTCGCATGACGGCCGCGAGGTGGAATTTCGCCTCGTCTCTGTCGCCGATGCTGAAGCGCGAAGCATCGAAGCCGTCCGCCAGGACCGCGCCGCCTATGACCTGCCGCCCGGCGATCCGCGCCCGGCCTCGCTGGCCAGCCCCGTCGTCTTTGGCACACCGGACGTGGTGATGCTGGACCTGCCGCAGATCACGGAGGACCAGCCCGCGCATCGACCCCTCATCGCCGCCCATGCCAGCCCCTGGCCGGGCGAGATCGCTGTCTTCCGCAGCGCCTCGACGGATGGGTTCAATCTGCTGACCACCTTCGGCAGTCGTGCGCGGATCGGCACGCTGGCCTTCGACTTTTTTCCGGGCCCCACCTCCCGCTTCGATCTGGGCAACGCGCTTGTGGTCGATCTCCTGTCGGGAACGCTGGAAAGCGTGACCGACGTCGCGCTGTTCGGCGGAGCGAATGCTCTCGCTGTGGAGACAGCGGCCGGGGTCTGGGAGATCGTCCAGGCTGGCCAAGCCGAACTGATCGCCGCTGGCCGGTACCGGCTGACCCGCCTCCTGCGCGGCCAGCGCGGGACGGAATATGCGATGGGCAACCCGGCCCCGGCCGGGGCGCGGGTCGTTGTGCTGGATGCAACGCTGGCATCGCTGCCCATCGCAGAAGCCGACCTCGGACTGCCGTGGAACTGGCGCGTGGGCCCGGCCGCGCGTGCGGTCAGTGATGCGAGCTATGCCGCGCTGGGCTTCACCCCGACCGGGCGGGGCCTTGTCCCTTTCGCCCCGGTCCATGTCGAACAGCCATGGCGGGTCGCGCGCAGCCCCGGCGATCTGACCATTCGCTGGACGCGACGATCCCGCGCGCTGGTCGCCGATGCCTG